TGCTTCTCCAACATGTACACCGGCACCGTCGACGTCTTGAGCCAGTCCAGATTCTCCTGCGCCACCTCCGTCAGGTGGTGCAGCTCGAAGCGCGCCGTGTAGTTGCCCGGGAGAATCATACCGAGCTGATTGCACTCCCAAACGTCCCACTCTGGATCGCTCAGAGGCGCGTCTTTCCTCGTCGTCGATGCGAATCCCACTATCGCCAGTTTGCTCTTCCTGCTGCTTTCCATAGCGTCCTCCTCGAAGTATTCTCATTACCGTATCCACATGGTGGCCGTGCCCTTTTTCGCGTCACCGGCAGCCGCCACGTTGAACGTGAGTTTAGAGCTGGCTACCGCGCCAACGGCCGTGGACGCGATTGTCTCTTCCTCAGTCGCGGCGCGATTCATCGCCGCGCCCAGGAGCACGTCATAGCCGTCAGCATCCGTCACGGTGATGTCATAGTCGTCGGTAGGCGCTGCGCCCGTGCTGTTCGGAATGGTATGCACGGCCAGCACCTTGCCGTCGTACACGCCCGTCGTGGTACTCGTGCCGTCGCCGTCCGTTGAGCACGTCCACGCCCACGTGATCTTCTTCACGGTGCCTAAGCCAATTTCAGTACATGTGATTACTGCCGCCATTGCTAGTCCTCAACGGCGGGAGGCCGAAGCCCCCCGCCGTGCTGTGTTACCTGGTGAGTGCCCACACGCGGATGTAGTCGATGTCCAGCGTGTTTGCCGCGCTCTCGCGATTGATGACGCCAATGTACGGACACACCGAAGTGGCCGCCGCAATGCCCTCTTCAATCGTCGCGATGAGCACGTTGTCGAACCAGAATTTGCACGTCTGATTCGGCAAGATCTCCACGCGATAGGTGTGCATTGCCGCGTCAGCGGGCGTGCCCGACACCGAATAGATCGTACTGTCGGTATCCGCATTCACGGACATGCAACGGAAGAGATCCGTTGTCGCGTCGGGATCTTGAAAGAACAGCGCCGCGTTCGATGCGTTTGTGGTAGCCGTAGCTGTCGCATAGGTGATCGCGATCTTGTCGGCCGCTTCGCCCGTGGCGTCGCTGAATCCAACGTTGAGTCCCGTACCATCCGCGTCGTTCTGTGCCACTCGCGCTTCCATGACGCAGCCCTTGGTGGTACTCCAAATCAAGAGCGTCGCCAATTCGGCGTCATCATCGTCAGCAGCGCCCGTGGTAATACGGGCGTGGCCGCCCAGTGCTTCGTTCGCTGCAATCGCGCCAGAATTCACCGCCGCGAATGTCCAGTCGTTCGTGGTGTCCACGGCCGCGCCGACGAAATCATCAAACAACTTCACCGGCGCATGCACGTCAATCGTCTCTAACGTGCGTGTGTCGAAATACTCCAGTACGCCATTACGCCAGCGGCTGGAGATGTTCGTCAGGTGTTCCATGTTAATCTCCGTTAAGGCGGGAGGCCGAAGCCTCCCGCCGTTCGCTGGTACTAGCTGATGTAATCAGCCGTCATTCCGTCGTACTGGAATCGCGCACCCGTGCGGATGTACGTGACAACGGCCTCGTCGGCCGCATTCGCCATCGCGATATTCGCGCTCACGTAACGGAGCGCCGAGGAGTTGTCCGACGCCAATTCGGCGATCTCTTCCGCCGTGCATTCAAGCACAAGGTAATCGCCAACAGCGTCAGGCGCGCTGCCAACGGCATGCGCCTTAACTTCAACGTCCGTGCCGCCGCCCGCGCTGTCGGAATTCGCGAGAATCTTGAACGCCACCGGGCCGGCGGCGCCCGTCGACGCGCTCGTCATCGCAATCACGGCGAAATTGGAGTAGTCGCGAAGATCCACCCACGCAACGTCTGTCGCGGCAGTGGAGTTGGGATCGAAGTCATACGACGCGATTGCATGCGTCGTGAACAGTTTGTCGGTGCTTACGCTAGAAGCCATAGTGCACCTCCCTTACGCGCGCGCGCCGAGCGTGACAAACGGGCTCAGCGTGTTCGTGCTGTTTTTGGTCGTCAACGGCGAACGCCACCACGGCGCTCCCGCGTTGCGCGTCCAGAACTTGAAGACGCGCTCGTGGTATTCGAAGCGCACATGAATGGATTCCGCGCTCTGCAGCGGCTGGTACGTGCCCTCCAGATACTGCGTCCAGTTGCCGAGGATGAGATCGCCTTCGTCGCCAACGGTATCGCAATATTCGGTGGCAATTGCCGGCCGGCCAAGAAGCAAGTCCGGCTCGCCTTCACGCGCCGAGCTCTGCCACATGGCCACGCCCGCAGTGCCGATGGGCATCACGAGATTCATGAGCTGCGGCAGCGCGTCGTGGTTGTAGAGCCAGATCGCATTCTCATAGCCCCAGCAGCGGGCGCGCATCTTGACGATGTTCGGCCACACGATGGTGTCGGCCACCTGGCTCGTCTCTTTCGTGATGCTGATTTTGCACGGCGAATTGAGAATGCCAAGGTACTCGCCCACGCCGGTGCCGTTGATGCGCTCGTTCACGAGCTTAGACAAGAACTCGTCGCGGAATCCCTGTTCAAGCAAAGCGGCAAACGAAATGGGCGAATCGGCCAACAGCTCTTCGGTGACATAGGCCATACCGAAGAGCGAAGAGACATCGAGCTTAATGCGCTCAAGTTCCATGCGCGAGGCCGTCTTGGACTGCGTTTCCGCCGAACGGTAGACGCGCAGGCCGCCCGAGACGCTGGTGCTGTGATTCTTGTCAACGCGCGCCGGGATGGCTACCGAGGGCGCAGACAGTGGGATGTTCGTTGTGCGCGTGCCCAGCGGATCGGCTTCGGCCGAAAGCTTCAGCAGATTCGGAGAGAACGCTTCAGGCACAAGGTAGCCGCCGTACGGATTCGCGTATTCGCCCTGCTCATCCGAGCCAGCGGCACGCACTTCGAGGCGCTTGAGCGCGTCGCGGTGCTTCGGCGCAACGAGGCTGCGGCGGCCAAGGCCGGTATTCATGACGGCCAGGATGAAGTCACGCGGCGTCGCGAATCCCTTGTTGGGATCTTTCATGAAACGCTCGTCGCCAACCTTCACCTCGGGCGTGTAGTCATCTGCGCCAGCTTTGGGCGGCTCGGTGCGCTCTTCGGCGCCTACGAGATCATCCATGCGGGCCTGCTCTTCGGTGCGCTCGATGCGTACCGTGAGCGATTCGATGTCTGTCTTGTAGACATCGTAGCGGCTGCGCTCGTCGTCAGTGAAGGCGCGATTCTCGGCCTCTGCTTTTTCCAGCAGCGCCCGCGCTTCCTTGACTTTCTCAGCGCGCTTCCGCTTGAGTTCTTGAATGTTATCCATTTTTTACCACTCCGTTATGTTAAGGAACAGGTATTGGCGCTCGAACCACGCCTCCAGATCACCGGCAGCCGAGTGCGCAAGCGGCTCAACTGTGGCAACTGATTTCGTAATTAACGGCACTTCCGCGAGCTTCAGATACTCTGCGGCGCGTGCCTGTAATTCCGTGGCCTCGTATGCGGGAAACGTTACCGGCGAAACTTCGTATAAACGGACTTCGCGAATGGTGCGGCGCAAACGCTCCTCGTCGTCGCGTTCCCAGTCCTCTTTGTTGTTGACGACAGAGAAGCGAAACGACGCGCCTTTGATAAGGCGATTCTTCGTTTGCAGATACACTTCCTTGTGTGACGGGATTTCGGGATTGAGCTGCACGCGGAAAGCGAGGCCATGCTTATCTTCGCTAAGCTCAAGCGAGCCTTCGCTTTTGCGGCCAAGCGGATATTGATCGTTGTGATTCCAGAGCGCCACCTGGTCGCTCTCGTTGATCGTCTTCGTAAACGCCCCCGGCATGATGCGCTCGTAGAATTCGCCGCCGATGTCTGTCCATGCGTCGAATACGGCGGCGTAGCCACGCAACTCGTAGCCGTCGCCCTCGCCGTCCTGCCGCAATTCAAGCGGCCATACGCGCTGTTCCACAATGAGTTTCTTCATTAGTTACCTTTCACGTATTGCAGGTAGCAATCGCACCCGTCATGCAGCGGCGGGTGCAGCACGTCATATTCGCCCGCAGTGCCGAAGTTGCCCTCGATACCGATTGTCTTGCCGTCAAGCTCGTCGCATGTCGGACACCCAGTTCCCGACGTATGCCACACTATTTCGGTGATGCCTGAACGGCGCCACACCTCACGCGCGAGCGCGCCGTCA